CAAATTTCATAGTGATTGCGGCTTGTATCGTGGTAGCCAACCGTATAGTGGGACATGATAGTTTCAACTCCACTAAGTTTCAAAGTATGTAAGTATTTATACTTTTTTGTCTTGTTTTTGTATCTCTTTTATGCGTTTCCTGACCAATTTAGCATACAAAACATCCTCCTTTGTCCAAAGGTTTTTGTTTGCTTTACGTTGTTTAATTATCTTCTTCGCTACCTTCTTGTCTTCGGTGTCACTCATTTATTCTTGCTGATGTTGGGGCTCTGAAATACTTATTTATAACCTCAACTTGATCATGGTATCTTGATATCTTATCAAGCTCTTGACCGATTGCTTCAGTGATATCAGAATGCTCTCCAATACCAGCTGGATGCTCTAAGTAAACGTTGACGTTTGCCTTATGTTTTTCAATCTCACCTTGAGCATGTGCAAGCATTGCACGTAATAGTTGCTCTCTCATATGTAATGTTCCCATAATTTTATTTGTTGTGATTAGGATGCCTGGGGCAGTTTGCCTCATGCTGTTTTATATATCTCTCTGGGTCTGGGTGACCTTGAGGAGGTGTCAGTCCACAGAACTGACATACTGGTTTAGCCATAATGGTAACTCGGTTTATTAGTTTTCTTAGATAAGTTTTTACCTCTGACCTTTGTGCCAGAAGTCTCACCGTATCCCTTAGGATGTTTACCAGCTTTTGTCTTACCTAACTTTTCAGAAGGTTTTGTCTTCTTAGACTCAGTGTCATGTAGTCTAGCAGGCTTACCTGCTTTCTTAGTTATAACACTTTCTTGTCCATGTTTGCGACCCAATCGTCGCATAACTTTACCAAAGCGTCTCTTACTCATACCTTTACCAGGTGAGGTTTGGTATGATACTTCACGTCCAGTACCTTCCTTACCATCCTTAGACTTATACTTATACTCACCGACTCCCTTCTTGTAGCCGATTCCTTTCTTCTTTAGGTCTTTTTCGAGCCCCTTGCGGGACTCTTTATTCTTTTTTGCGTCTGTACCTCTGTCTGCACTAATGTTTCCAGTGGTTTGACCCTTCGCTTTACTCATCATCCGAGTAGTGGGGTTACCCTCTTGTATGAAATCAGAGAATCTCTTGAGTCCTTCTGGTTCGTGATACTCCCAGTGACCTTCTTTCACATGGTCAGCAGCCTTGTATAGAGGTTTACCTGTCTTGGCATTCTTCTTACCTGACTTGTATCCTTGCCATGCAGGTGTGTTACCTTTCTTGTCAGCATTGGTAACAGTATACTCTTCCTTTGCTTCAGACTTTCTTTTCTTAGCACCTGCTGTATAGAATTTAGATGCTTGCTTAACTCTCTTAGCAGCACCTGCCTTGTCGCCAGCCACTGCTTTCTTACCACGGTCTATGTCAGCAGCCTTAGATGCTTTCTGTAGGGTATCAGCTGATAATTCACTGATTACTTCTTCATTTTTCATAATAGCTCCTTTACCATGTTTCTTTTCAATGTTTTTCTTAACGATGTCGAGAGCAGTAACACCTTTACCGTGCTCCTTCTCTGCTTGTTTTTGGTAATTAGTTTTACCTTTGGACTTCTTACCTCCACCGCTAGAGGATCCACCACCACCTTTCCAAGTACCTCTTTCTAGTTGCTTGTCTCTCCAGTGGTCATATCCCTCCTCTGGGACATACTCTTCTCTCTTATATGCAGGTACTTTAGCACCCTTTACACCACGACGTGCTTTGTGCTCTTCCCTACGTTTGTCAATAGTTTTCCCTCTCTTACCTTCAGGGTCAAACATACCAGGATCACCGTGACCTGGACCTGCTCTTCTGTAGTTTCTGATAGATGCTTTACCGTAATCGCTACGACCTTTATCTACCTTTGCCTCATCTACAGGTTTCTTCTCTTCCTTTTTCTTCTTCTTATCTTTCTCAGCTTTCTTAGCAAAAGCAGCAGCAGCACCTTTAGGTTTACCGTCTCCTTTATAGAGACCCCAAGTTGTACCTTCCTGCTCAAACTCTTCATTCTTAGGATTTTTATTCCATCCTAATTTACCATCAGGATCAGTAGCTCTCATTGCTAGTCTTCCTGTAGCGGTTTTGATTCCAGTAGCTCTCTTACGAGCTTTCTTTTTACCATCACCCTTGAAGGCTAAGTCATTTGTTGCTTTTTGACTGTAACTTAATAAAGTTGAATTCTTCAGCTCATTAAGTTTTGAGAAAGATAACATGTTATCCACCAACGATTTGGACTTGCTCTACTACCACATCAGCACTACCTGCGGTTAGTTTAACTGCTCTATTAACTAGAGGAGTTTGACCTAGGATTAGTTGTGCATCAGCATTACTAAAGTTTCCACCTGCACTAGATGAATCAATATCAGTAGTAATGGTACCATCAGTTGTTGAAGCAACAACTTTACCACTACCTACAGCAGATACAAATGCAGCTGCGTATGTTGTGTCACCACCATTCTGAGTAGAGATATAGTCTCCAGTCACAAACTTATGACCAGGAGTACCACCACTTTCTACAGTGATAACTTGAGGATTAGCACCAGTTGCAGAAGCAATTCGTGCGTTTGCAGGTTTGCCACATGAGATTAACTCAGGGACACCTGCTGCGAGGGTGATTGCAGGTCCAGCATTTACTTGTATTGAAGATGCTGAAGTTGCTAAGACACGCAGTACACCAGACTTAACTGTGATGTAGGCAGTACCCGAACCACTTACTGTTTGCGTATCAATAACGTTTAATACTGACATTTTAAAAGAATACCTTTACTAGATTATTTATCTTGCTTAGACTTTAAGAATTTAGCAAGTTCTGCTGTGCTACCAACAAACATAGTGTTGTTGGTGACTTGTTTATCAGACGTTCCTCCTTTCGGATTCTCTATCTCATTAACTTTTTTATGTAGATCAGCAAGTTTATCAGCAACATCACCAACATGTTTAATTAGTTGGCCTGCTACTTCGTACGCCCTTGGTTGATCACTGCTCTGAGCCACTTCGAGGATACCGTCCACTGCTTCTTGACCCTTTTCAATAAGCGAGTAGAGATTGCCCCTCGTGTAGTCATAGTCTTTCTTGAGTTGCTCCGTAGTCGTCGTTGGTACAACCTCCATCTTAGACTCCTTTTTAGGAACGAGAGATGTCTCAACGTCCAAAGCTTCTTCGATCCCATCAAACTGCTTCATCTTGTCCTGTAGTTGGGTTCCATTGCTTGGAATCAACGAACTCACTAGTCAATTCATTGAATCCAAAGTTATCATCTGCATCAGCAGTGATAGGTTCAGGTGTAACCTGATATCTAACTTCACGAGGTGCATTAGGTGCTAACTCAGTCTGAGTAGAGTAGTCAAGAATTGCCTTCTTAATAACCTCACCAGACTTGTCTTGGACTGGACCGTATAGGTAAGTCTTAGCAACAAACTGTAGGGTATATACCAGAGTCCTACGAGTATCGTAGTCACCCTCATATACATCTTCATAATCAATTGAGACAAGGGTCACAGGGTAATCCTTCTTCTCATCCATAGTAGGCACAAGGTTTAATGTAATATTAAAACTTGGTTGAAATACTGGAAGTATTTGCTCAAGAATCTGAAGACCATCGTCTTGATTCTTTGCCATGATTGCCAATTCAAAATTCAAATTATATGGTATTGGCATAAAACTTTTAAACTCTTTACCATCAGCTTGTGTATTTCTGATGTATTGAGTAGGAGATACCTTACGAGTTGCATCGTAATTAAACCCTTGTATCTCAAAGGATATCCTAGGAAGGGTGATCTGAGTAGTATTCTTATTAAGACCTACTTGATTCAACCTTTGTAAGAATTTCTGACGAGGACCATATGCCAGAGGTACTTTCATAACCTCTGTCTTTCCCGAAGTCACACGACGCAATTCAATATTATTGAACAGTGTACCAAAACCGACTACTGTCTTCTTGATAATTTCGTGATATGAATATGTGCCTAACATTAGATACTACTTCCTTTATTTCCAAACTCTCCAAAGGGGTTACCCTCAGAGAAATCAATGATAGCATCTGACTGAGTTTCTATTGCCCAGTTAGATTGAGACTCATCATTAGTATTATTTAGTGTATTATATGTAGCAGAAGTCCACGCAGCACTAGATGTATTACCAGTGAGAGTCTCAGGTATACTAAAGATACCAGACCTATTATACACTACCAACTGACGTGTAGCACTATTCCAAGACTTAACTGTAGCAGTTACATTAGAGTTACCACCTGTAACAATCTCCTCAGCAACAAAGTCTCCACTACCACCTTCAGCAACATTAACACTTATTGCATTGGCATAGTTGACCTCAATTGCATCAACCTCTGCGATTCCTGTATCGATGTCCTCGTCGCTGTACTGGAAGAGCTCACAGCGTAGTCCCCAAGTATAGATTTTACCCAATGTGAAAAATGGTACTTCATACTCGACAAACTGGATCTCAAAGATCTTATTCGCCAAGGGGAAGTATACGAGATCGCCTTCATTTGGTCTACCCTCCACTATTAGTGTTGTGTTATCGTCAACTGCCTCAGTGAAACGAGTCCTTGATATAACAAAGGTTACTTGATCAGCAATCTGTACACCAAACTTGGTGAACATGTCACCATCTCCTCTGAATCCTGAGTTGTCTTCGATAAAAGCTTCTATTTCAAACGCATCGTCAAACTTAGACATTGTGTCTTCCCCGAAGACAGTATCATTCTTGACTAGCGTCCTAGGAATATAGTATACATTCTTCCCGAACATCTTAATCTGCTCATTAACAAGACTTTGTGTTAAGTCTTGCTCTCCTGTAGTGCCTTGAGAGAAGTAAGTGTTGAGTGCCATACTATCCTATCATGTCTAGTGGTGGAGTTTCCCATTCTGTGCGTAGTTGCTCTTCAAGATTTTTGATCTCATCTACAGCATCATTGTATATCATTTCTCCATTTAACGTGACACCACCTGGCATCTGAACGTTTTGGAATTTAGTCATATTCTGACCCCACTGCTTCTTAATCTTAGCAGCAGTGTAATCCTTGACCCACATGTTGTCATAGATCTCTGTCCATGTAGTAGGATCTAATGCTCTCCATGCTTTGATAAGAAGATACTGATCAATAACAACATCAGTTGTCCAATCCATATCAAGATATAATCTATCCTGAGTAGCAATATAACGAGTAGGTTTTAAACCTTCCAATAGGAAATCAATTGTACCCAAGTGTTGCTGAATCATATAGTAATGGTAGAACTGTGTAGATGTAAAATCATACAAGTCATTCAAACGCATCTGATATCTAATATCAAACATGTTTGCAGTACCCTTATCAGTGAAAGAGAATAGTCCTTCAACAGATAATATATGTTGAGGTATCTCTAGGTAAGCATTCCTTTCTTCCCAATCAGAATTACCAGCAGATGATGTAGTCGTAGTGTCATTAGCGACAGCAGCTCTATCGATATCTGCCTGAGTTATCTTATGCTTTAGGTAGACTCTCTCAGCACCATCATAATGGAACTGTTGAAACTTCTGTAATGTATAATCAATAGCATCATCGCATTGATCATCAGAGACATTGATCTCTAGTACAGGTTTACCTAACCTGCGTAAAGCATATTCTTTTAATTCAGCTTTGGTGTTGGGTTTTGCCATTTACTTATAGAGCAGCGATTCTAGTCTGGAAGTCAGCAAAGTCAGCAGACGCTGCTGTAACAGACTTAAGGGTAGCTAATGTAATTGTCTCTGCCTGTAATGCAGAGTCAGCAGTTGCACCTTGTGCAGCAGTAGCATAAGCAGTTGATGCAGTTGCAGCAGCAGTTCCTAGAGTAGGTTTGTTGGTTAGATCATCATAATCTCCACTTGTCGCAACAGTTGCTAGTGAAGGAGCAGTGTATGAAATAACACCAGTTGAGTTGTTATAACTAATGCTTCCTGTTGCACTGATAGCAGCACGTGCTCTAGCGGTTGTATGATAAAGATTGCTTGATCCTTCAGATAGATCATCAGTATCAGCAGCAGCAATTCTTGCATCTGCTCTAGCATCTGTGTAGTAAAGGTTAGTTCCTTCAGCAAGATCAGCAGTATCGTGGTTAGATAGAGATGCAATAGTTGTTGGAGTGGTGTAAGAAAGAACACCAGTAGAAGAATTATAACCTAGTGATCCACTAACTGAAATGTGTCCACGAGTTCTTGCAGCAGTGGTGAAGAGGTTGGTTGATCCTTCTGTGATATTATCTGTGTCAATGTCTGATTGAGTAACAGAAAGAGTACCACTAGAGTGTGTAATACCTGTTCCATATGTAAAGTGAGTACGTGTTCTGGCAGCAGTTGTAAACAGATTAGTTGAACCTTCAGTTACATTATCTGTATCAATATCTGCTTGAGTAACAGATAGTTGTCCACCACCCGATAACTCTATACCTGTTCCGTAGGTAAAGTGAGTTCTCGTTCGAGCTGCAGTGGTGAACAGATTTGATGATCCTTCAGTTACATCATCTGTGTCATACTCACTGAAGTCAAGAGCAAGGGTATATGAATTAGCAGCATCATCATATG